AAAATACTCGTCAAGTTCTTCCGCCGTTGAGATGGTTCCGGCTTCAATCCGTTGATTGGCCCCCGTTTTTAGCGCGGTCCTCTCTTCGTTCATGTGCTGGTAGATTGGGGAAAGCGCTTGCATCCGAGCCGTTGCGTTCAGGCTTGAATAGGCGGTGAATTTACCTTCGTCATCCCGGCCCATCACATCATCGATGATAGATTGCGGATCTTCTCCGTTGCTGTATCGCTCCGTGATTTCATTCTGTTCAACGCCCACCGCGTAACGCCGATTGATCACTGCTTCTTGATAGTCTTTCTCTTCTGGACTCGCGAGACTGTTCCGGTTCTCCGCCCGAGCCTCGTTTATCATTCCGTTTTCGAGGTAGGTCTTAATCCGAAGCTCCGACGATTCCCGCTGCTTCTTCTCAATCGCATCTTCCGCCTGCATGATCGTCCGAACCGCGTCATCCTCATACATCCACCCTTGAGATTGTGCCATTTGCACCTCGCGCCGAACGGAATCCAGATCCCCGGCATCGACCGCCCGGAGAATATTCGCATCAACCGCAGAACGAGCCTTTGCGACGTGGCCCTTTACCGCCATCGTTCCGACGTTGATCGTTTGCCGAACATTGAAATCCTCGAATTCCTGACCGATTCGCTCGATTGCAGCCGGTGAAAGTCCTTTCGTTTCCGTAACTCTGCCTCTCGCCGATGCGGACATTTCGCCCCATTTCGATTCCCAGCCTTCCGGGTCAGGGTTCTGGAGACGCCACTGGTCAAACTCCCCCTCGATTTGGAGCATTTGATTCCGCGCCGCCGTCACGTCGGAATAGTTTTTTGCCTCTGCTTTCTTGTTGGCAAGCTGGAGCATCACGTTCGAGAAATCCCCGACGCCACGCGCAAGACCTCGAAGGCCGCTAGCCATACCCTGCCCCTGATTCGGGTCCATTTGCGGACCTTGAAGGGAATCACCTTGACGCCGGAAACCTTGCGCCGCCCCGGAGAGTTGCGAGGTAAGGCCAGAGGAGAATCGCCCGAGACTCACTGAGCCGGAAGTAGGCGACCGAGTTTCTGCGACGCCTACGGATTCGCCATTGTTAAGGAGTGGAATCGTTGCCATTATTTGAAAGCGCCCAGGTATTTACTATTCTTCCGATTCGCTCCCCACGTTGCCGCGCCACTGATGAGAGTCCCAATAGACCCGAGCCGAGCGCCTGAAACCTGATCATTGGAAGCACTGAGGCCGAATTGCGTTGCAGTGAGAGCGCTCTGGTATCGGTATCCAGCCGAAGCCTCATTCATCCCGCTGGTAATCCTCGACACGTTCAGAGCATTCCCCGCCGCATCAAGCCCGGCCCTTGCCGTCACCTGTCCTAGCCGCCCGTCCCGAGCCTCATATTCTGCCTGATTCAGCGTCTCGCGCCGTTGGCTGTTCGCGTCCCGGTGCATTTCGTTCAAGGCAAGTTCAATTTGCCCTGCCGTTTCCGCGAAAGTTTCGAGCGGTGAACCCTGTTCCGTTACACCGCTGGCACCAACTCGCGCCCGTTGCGTGCCTTGGAATTTTGCGAAGTCGCGACGCCGCCGCCTGATCGACTCCCGGCCTTCCGCAGTTCTCGCGCTGGCGAACTGCTTGAGCCTATCCGCGTTCTCAAGTCTCGCTTGCGCCTCAGTTGAGGCCATTGTGTAATTTAACTGAGCTTCGCTGTATTGAGTTTCAGCAATCATCCGTTCCACTTTCAGAGCTTCGAGTTCTGACTTGAGATCGAATTCAGCGTTGACCTTTTGAACGGACGCATTGAAATCAGCCGCCGAGGCTTGAGCGGTTGCGGCCCTCCGTTGCCCGAGGAAATCGAGTCCGGTAGAAACCGCGCCTAGAAGTGTTGGTAGGAAGAACATCAGTCAGGGATGGGAGGAACCTCTAGCAATTTCATCGCGTTCACTCTTTCGAGTTGCACCGCCCATCTTTCAATTGTGGACCGTTTAATCCAGTCTCTCGAATCGCTCTCCAATATGGAAAGGCGGTCTCTGTTTCTCGTTACATCCTGTTGCAAGACCACCACTTTAGCAATCTCTGCTTTACGCTCAAGCAATACGTTTTCATTAATGGAGACTCGCGAGGATAACGTTTCATACTTCCCGGTGAACGTGCCCACATTCCGCTCGATTTCATGGAGCTTATACCAGCCACCGCCGATAATAATCCCGATTCCGATCAACTGGACAACATCCTTCCACTTCATGCCTTCTGTTAGTGAATCCAAGCTCATTCTCCTTCTACCTCGATTTTCATTACTACACCTAGAATATTTGCCGGTAAAGGCGCGTTCTGTCTGAGTGCAAATTCGACCGAAGAACGATGTTTGCCAAGTGCGACAAGATCCTTTTCGCCGGTGAATAATTGCTGTGGAGATCCGAACGGAATTGTAGGATCTGCCGGGACAAGCTCAAACCAATCTTGTTCGCTCGCGCCCGGATTGTCAGCCTGTTCCAGGCCGAGCGATTTCCATAAATTCACCGTAGCCCTAGCCATTCGGAATGTCCTGCTTTGCGCGGTGCCATCGTCCATTCCCATCTCGATTCGAGACGGCTGAAACATCGAGGTAAACGGAATCCCGATCACGCAAGTTGAAACCTGCCTATCAAGCGTGATTGCGGCATTCGTGACAACTTGCGGAGGGAGAACATTCCCATCTCCGAGTATGGCGACGGCCTTCCCCTCCAAGTGATCAAGCCCGTTGATTGCTCCGAAAGGGTCAGAGCGCTCCACCAGGACGGCGCAATCAGAATAGACCATTCGTGAAACATCGTTGGAATCCGTTTTCTCGATAGCATTCGGATCAAATCGTTCGATGAACTTTCTAGTGACACCGTTGATTTCTCGGGAAACTACGAACCAGATTTGATCCCCGTTCGCAGAATCTCCATAGGTGACAGTGACCGATTCAAATCTCCCGTCCGTTGGATGCCGCGCCCAACCGACAACGCCTTGTTCTCGCTCCAAGGTCATCGATGCTAACCCGCCGTCAGTCATTACGCACCAAATAACGGGGTCAGGATCGGATTGGATAGCGAACTGTTTGATTCCTGATTTCGTGATATGCTCAGAAAGGACCGTCAAATCGGTCGCGATTGAGTTCGATTCGTATTCCGAGTATGAGTATTCCCGCAGTTTCCGCGCCCCGCGTTCAAGGAAGAGAATCCCTTGTCCGGCGATTACCGCCTGTTGATTGGCTGAACCGTATCTCGAATGACGCCTCACGTATGGATTCGTCGGAGTCAGTGCCGTTTTCTCCGATGTTGCCACGCTCCATTCTTCCGTTTCCGTGAACAGGATCAGATTCGAGTGAGAGAGAACCGAGCGAATCGCAGAGCCTTCCTGGGCCGCCAGTGTGAACGCGAACCCTTGATCATCGTTCGTGCCCCGTTCAAAGTTGAGAAAGTCGCCTGTCTGAGATCCCCAGAAAGTTGTTGGCGCCCTTTTATTTGCCGCAAAAATCAACCGTTGCTCATGAAAGGCAATGGCAGAAGGGTATCCCCATACGCCATTGAATGCCTCCATGCTCCACGACGCCGAGGCGGTAGAATCTAAAGGCGCTTGTATTACCTCGACGCGAGCCTTGGAAATACTCACGCGCTCCAGAACCTTCACCAGCCCGTAGACGCGAGAATCCGCAGCTTCAAGAACCGCTCTAGGGGTTGCCGTGTGGCTGGTGTAGGCAAGAGAAAGCCTCAGCGTTTCCTCGCCTGTCGTTTGCCCTTGATACTGGAAATTCCGGTCAGACTTCGCATTGAAATCTCGAATCGTTTCCCAGGCCGCACCAACTTTCCGCTGGAGCTTCAAGGTTCCTGCCCAGGTGCCGTAAGTGAAAAGTTCATAGCTTCCATTCACTCGCATTTCAGCGGAGTTTGCCGTTGCGGTAAGCGCCAATTCCACCGAGGAAGAATCCCGCCTATGAACGATTTGCAAATGGCACCCGATCCAATCCGATGTTCCCGAATTGCTCGGATCAAGCGCCGTGCGGTAAGACACATCAAACAGAATCGGGTAATCGTTGTCCGCGTCGAAATTCTCAAACTCAAAAAAATCATCCGCGCCAACCGTGTAGACCTTCCCGGTTACATCCGTACTATTCTGATCGCCGAGAGAAGGGAACGAGAAAGGCAAGTCATCGAGACGCCAATCATTATCAGCGTACCGAATCAATCGCTGTGGCCGGTAGTATAAATTCGAGAAGAAACAAACATCGTTGAGTTGGACAAATTGAATATCGAAGAGTCTCGCGCCGCTCCAAGGTGTCGTTATTACGATTACATCCCCGTTTGAATCTTTGACAAGCTCGCCGCTCGCTACGTCCCAAATCCGAATATATTCGTCTCCAGCTTCCAAGACGAAAGCGGTATCGCCAGAATAGTTGAAGGGGAACAATCGGACCGAATTGGACTCATCAAACGCCGCCCCGAGATACATTGTCCCGCCGCGACGGAATGCCCCGCCGTAAATCCGGGGAATGAAGTTTTCGAGACGACGGCAACCTGTCGAATAGTTTTCCGCATCGACGCGGGAATCCATCAAAGGGGAGAGCTCCCCTGATTTGCAGCTTGAGCGTAGAATGTGAGCGCTCATCAGGAAAAGATAACCGTTTGAAGCGCGTCCGAAGTCGCCGTGACTTGATAAATATTGAACCCTCCCGCGCTGGAATATGACGAGGTAACGCCGCCTGAAAATACCGCTGTAATGAAGGCTGGAACCTTCAGGACGATAAATCCGCTTCCGCCCGCTCCACCGTTACGGGTTGAGCCTAGCCCGCTGGAGCCGCCTCCGCCGCCGCCCCTGTTCGCCGTTCCTGCTGTTCCGTCTACATCAGTCTGAGAACCCGATCCGCCGCCGCCAGTTCCGCCAATTCCCGCCGTTCCAGATAAATAATAACCACCACCGCCGCCGCCCGCGTAGTTGACGGATGAGCCAGTGATGGAACTTGCTGTTCCCACGCCACCCGTTCCGCCGAGACTGCCGGACGCCGCACCACCGGCACCACCGGCACCACCACCACCACCACCACCGAATGATCCGGAACCCAACCCAATGCCGCCGCCACTACCTTGAGAAGGGGAAGTTGATGGGGTATTACCAGCGCCAGCAGAGCTGCCATTTTTAGACCCGCCGCCACTTCCGCCGCTTCCGCCCGCAGTAGAGCCGGAGCCGAATCCGCCGCCCGTTGACGTAATTGTATTGAAAACGCTATCACTCCCCTTGGAGCCGTTCACCGTACCAACGCCACCCGCACCGCCCGCGCCTACGATTACGGAATAACTCAGACCGGTTGATACAGAATATCCCGAAGCCGTTCGGAAACCTCCCGCGCCACCACCGCCGCCGCCCGAAGAGCTTGAGCTACTTCCACCACCGCCTCCACCACCGGCAATAACAAGATATTCCAGAGTAAAGCTAAGACCCGGCCAAATCCCTGCCCGCTTCGCGTCATTAGCAGCCTGAAGCGACCATACGCCGCTGGCTACCGAAGTTGTCGGAGTATTGGTTACGCCGATTATGCTACCATTGTTTCTCATTAACTGATTTCCTCGTAGGAAGCGATCACGACCAAGTCATTCGCCGTCGATGCCATAGCCCCGATGCTCTTATCTTCCTCGAGGTAAATCGGTGCATCCTTCGCAATCACGATTAGCGTAGCGTCGGCTGGAACTGTGATCGTGTAACAAACCGGGTAAGCGGTCCCACCGATATCCGCCGCCGAATAAAGATTGATCGTTATGGACGCGGAATTAACCCCATCGACATTTGCGACGTAGAGACAGTTGATCTTATAGATTTTCCCCGATGCTGCCGCGTTGGATACAATCGCAGTCGCCGAAGTGGTAGAAAGCGCAACCGTGGCAGTCTTGCCGTTGATCGTCGCCACGTTTACAATGTTTGGATTTGCCATAGTATTTTATCCCCCGAAGATCATTGCCATTGCAATTGCTTTGCCTGTTGAGATTCCGCCGCCTGATCCGTTCGCAGCAACCGTTACCCGGCCTTTTGCGTCAACGGTGATATTCGCATTCGTGTAACTCCCCGCTGTGACTCCCGAAGCTGCCAGCGTGAGCGCCCCCGATCCCGTCACGTCTCCCGTGTGAGTCGCATTCGAGACCTTTGCAGAGTTAAGCGCTACCGCACCCGAAAGGGTTGACGCCGATATACCTGAATCCTCAATATCACTTCCGCTAGTACCGTTCCATGATACGAGATTTCCGCTTGTCACCGATACCCCTGGCCCCGTCACGTCTCCTGTTCCGGCAGGTCCACGAACATCGAGGCCGTTCGCTATATTTGCCTCAAGCCCAGAAGACCCAACATAAAGCCCCGTCACAGGCTTCGCCCCTTCCCCGCCTGACCAGTCAATGACTTGGAAGACGCGCCGCGCCCCATCAGCTACCGCAGCGAGAATGGGCGACCATCCGTTATTGCCTATCGTTCCCTGACCGCCTCGAAAGTCGGTAGCGTTTCCCAAGATATTCGTCAGGCCCGAAGGTGAGACGTAACCGCTTTCAGGTTGCGCCCCTTCCCCGCCTGACCATGACACAAACAAAAGGATTCTGTCGCCATCCGTAACCGTCGCAGGGTTTGGCGTCCATCCGTTATCTCCCGGCTCTCCATTCGCGCCAGTCGTGGCGACCGGGTAGGAATAGCCACCGCCGAAGCTCGCGCCGAAAGCATCAACGGACACGCCGCGAGATGCCAGAGATTCCGAGCCGGTGCCAGGATGAATGACGCGAGGCTTGCTCTCCCGCGCATCGACGCCAATCGCGCTAGGTAGCTTCAGCTGTTCAAATCTCGATTCGAGAATCTGTTGCTTTTGGATGGAATCGGCGACCTGGATCGCAAGAGCCGCGCCGAGCTTGTAAATGAATGCTTCAACAAAAAGGGAATCCCATTTCGACGGGTCAGCGATCCGCGCCACGTAAACAATCTTGGCCGTGTCCGCGTCCGTGAGGAGTTCCAGTCCCTCGATTTCAAAATCCGCCTCGCATTCAAGAGCGGAAAGCCCGTTGAGTTGCAGCACCCGGAGACAATCGGACGGCAACGCATACTTGTGAGCAAATCCGAAGGCCGGAGCTTCCGAGAGTTGCGATAGTTCCGCCCGCTTCCGGGCAAAGTTCCACCGATGGCGACGAAGCAGGGAATCCCGAGTTGTTTCGTAGTGAGCACGGGCGGCTCTTGCTACGGGCAGGTTTTCGTCATACCCCGAAATTGCCGACTCGCCAAGAAGACCGAGAGCTTGGTTTACTATGTCTGTTGGTGTCATGTGGGAAAAGAGAAAAGCCCCGCCCGCTGGATAACCAATGGGCGGGGCTTGACCATGTATGCCGAACGATGAAGGCTTAGGAGTTGGTTACGCCGTAGGCGATCAAGACGCTAATCTTGTCACCCGAAACGCCGATTGCAGTCGTGCCACCGTCCCCCGTTGGAAGCGTGACAGCGACCTGTAGGAAGTCTTCGGACCCGGCAATCTCAGGAGTCTCCCCACTCGCGAGCCGAACAAACGGCGCGGAGTTGTTTGCCCAAATAGATGTAGCCGTCAAGGCAGTAACTGCAAGGGTTTCAGGATTGACCGCTTCGAGCACGAAGTTCGCCCCCATATCATTCGTCGAATTAACGTCGGTGATTCGGGAGAGTTCCGGGATTACCACCGCGCCAGCAAGCCCAAGGCTTCCAAGCTCGATGTCGTCCCCTGTGACTTCGGTTCCATCCAGCACAATCTCAAACATCGCGAAATGAACCGCCTGTTGCAGCGGACGAAATGAAGGATTGGAATAGAGGGATGTTTTTCGAGCCTCTTGTTGAGTCCGAGTAGTAGTTTTGAAAATAGCCATTGTGATTTTTCTTTCTGGTTGAGATTTAAATTTCGATCAGAATTCAGATCATGGAGACTGATCGCAGAAGATTTCGACAACGCCCTTTTCTTGGCGACGAACTGCACCGTATTGAGCATAACAAGAGATCATCTTGGCATGTTTCTTTTCGGGCAGAATGTCGATTTCGGTCCTCATTTTCTCAGGCGCGACAACGATACCATGACGCTTCGAGAAGGCGACAACGGTTTCAATATCGGTACCAGTGGAGAGGGTCAGACGATTCGATTGGATCACGGTAAACTGAAACAGCTTCTCGCTAGGATCTTTTTCGTATGCCGCTACCATTGACGCCCAAACGTCGTTCCCTGCCGACTTGACGTAAGTCGTAAGGTCTTCAAGATCATCAGGACTCACGACAAGGAAAAGCTCATCATCCGAAGGGAAGATTTCGTTTTTCGCGAAGATCGTTCTTGCTCGGATGATCTTCTCTGGAGTCAGTCCGCTATTGGCAGGGGAACCGGTTGGAACATAGTTCACAGCGACCTGTTGAGTTGACGGCAGCGTGATCGGCGTATCGAAAGGATCGGCACCACCGAAAGCCGTAGCCGAAGCCGCGAGAATCGACAATTCATCAATCTTCCGATCCCAAGCGAATCCCATTGCCTCGATGAGTTCCGAAGTTGGCTCAGTGAGCATTCCGAGAAATTCAGCGTCATTCTTATCGAACAACTTCTGAACGTCGAAATTTCGTTTCACGATTTTCCGCTTCTTGCCCGTCCACTCGGTAGGGTTAGAGCGACTGAGCCGACCGGCATCCTCCGAGAATTCCACGTCATCCAGGTCGCTGAATACGTGTTCCTTCCCCTCGAATTCCTTTACGGTGAATTTCCCGCGAAGTTTAGAAATGCGCTGTTGAACCTCGTGGTCCCAATTTTTTGCAAAGGTGCGCTGGTTGTGTTCAGGCACCGCGAGAGATGTATTTAGAGCCATTGTTTGTAACAAGTTGAATTTGCATTCACCTCGTCAGGGAATTCCCGCTTGGGAGCCTCACGTTGATTAGTGAGTCCTCGCTAGAGAATCCGGGACAAAAGCCGGGTCCACCTCGAACCGCTGTAAACTTGATAGAAGGTTCAGCCAAACGCAAGCGATTTATTGGTTGAACCCTGAATATCAATCATTCCCCTTCAGGGAACGCCAGCTTCATCAAGTCATTCACCTTCGAGACAGCCTCCTTGTGTCTCGGATGGCTCGCATCCCAATACGCCTTGTAATCAGGGTTGTTTTCGTTCACCCTAATGTCATCGGCAGCGGATTCAGGCCCAAGCGTGTTTTTCATGCTCTCCGAGGAAACAAGTTTCGCCTCCGAGATGGACGCGCCAATTGCCGCGAATGCCTTGACGACTTCCGCGCTTCCGAAGATCGGATTATTTGCATCCAGCCCGAAGGTTTGAGCGGCACGGCTCGCAAGCTGTGTCTTCTCGCCGAAAGCGTTCCCGAAGTCACGCTTGAGAATTTCCTTCTCCGATTCCAGCCATTGCGCTTGTGCTTTCTCCTGTGCCGCGACTCCGTTTTGTTCCAATCCGAATTGGAATTCAACCAGCCCGGAGAGTTGCGCCGGGGAGAGATTTAATTCCAGCGCCTTTTCACGGAGCGCCGTCGAAACACTCTCATCGAATTGGAAGTCATCAGGAGCGCCAGCAGGTTTCGGAAGCTCGTAACCATCCACGGAGTCAGGAACCCCAAGAGCCGCCTTGAATGCCGCTTGCTCCTCAGGCGTGGCGTTCTCGCCGGGAATGCGAACCATTCCCTCAGTTCGCGCCATTGCCGCCGTCTTCGAGTCTTTCAGCCCACGCAGAAGTTTCTCGAATGAGTTGTAGTTCGCCGCAGTTGCCCTTAAATCGGCGAATTCATCGCCCTTCAGTTGCTCTTGCCAGCCATCAGCAAAAGAACCCTTCTCATCTGCGAAGATGGAATGGTAAGGATTGCTAGGCTGTGTGATTGCGGCCTCTGTAGATACAGCGCCGCCTTGTTGAGTTCCATCAGCAGGGGAGAGGGTGCTTTCGCCGGTCGCCTCACCGCTACTGACGAGAGTTTCGTCAGACATGGTTATTTTTGGTGGTGGTTACTTCATCGGTTGATCGAATGAAAGTTGAGATTGCGGTGGGAAGGAATCGAACCCTCGTCTCAGGATTATGAGTCCCGCGTTCTGCCGCTAAACTACCCCGCGATTTGAAATTATATTGACTGGAACCCAAGCGCAAGCCTGTTCCGTTGTGATCGATTCTTGCCCGAAAAGGGCCACATCTTGCGATTCATGCGCATATTGCGATTCTGTGAAGCAAAGAACTCCAGAGTATGGATAATCATTAAGGGAGTCGAATCGCTATTCATACCGGAATCACCCTCCCTGCATACCGGCGCTCGTACTCATCCCGGTCGTTCGCCTTGTACCACGCGACAACCGCAGGATCTTTGTCGCCAAATCTCGGATTCGGAGCGATCGGACAAACGGTGGATTTCTCTGGAAATGTCGCAGTGAGCAGAGTTTCCTCCTCTTGCGCCAAGTCAAGCCCCCCGCTCGCTTGCTCAACTTGTAGCTCCGTGTAAAGCTCCTCAATTTGCTCGTCGCTGGTATCGTCGGAAATCGACATTCCGGCAGCTTCGAGCTCTTCAATCATTTCTTTTTTATTCATGGATTTTATCGGGTTTCTCTGAATTTCTAACCAACCATGCTATTACGCCCGCTTCCCCGTCTCGGATAGCAGCCCTGATATGGTCCGACGTTTCAAAGCGGTTCGCCATAGGGTGCCTGTATCGGCAAAGAGCGACAAGCAGCCGTGAGCCGTCCGAGCCGGAGAAGACAGACCGGCAGAGACTTGTCAATTCTTCTTCTGTGACCCCCGACTTTCGCGATACTTCCTTATCAATCATGCTTGTCCTCCCATCGCCATAGCCTGCTCTTGCGCCGCCATTTCCGCCTGTTGTTGCGCCCGTGCCTCTCGCATTTCATCGCGCTCATCAACGTCACGCAGCCAATCACTAGCCGTCCCGAAATTCATCGCAGAGTCTCGAATTGCATCGTCTGTGTTGAAGTTATCCAGGAGTTCTGGCTTGTATTCAAAAAGTTGCGCGAAGGTCTGGAGCGTATTCGCAAATCCCTGATTATGGATTTGATCCATTGCGAGCGCGATTCGAGAGGAATGCTTGATTTTAGGATCGGCGATACTGAGCACCCCATCGCCCATGAATTCGATCATCTCCCGAGGCGGAGAAGGAAACGCGCCGCCACGGAGCATGATGTTGAAGCTCCTCGAAATGGTAGGGTCGATCAATTCGCCTGTCTTTCTCGCGAACGTCGGAGAAAACAGGGTGAGCTTGTCATCGAGTCGTGCCCGGACCTCCATTGCCGTCATTTCCTTTCCTGGCGGGAACTGAGCGAACATGTTAAACAGATCGACGTGAAAGGCCCGCTTGATTGCGTTCTGTCGTTCCTGCACTCGATCCTTTCCAATGTCATACCGGCCCTCCGTGGCCCATACTCTCGGGGATTGAGCCATGTCCTCGACATAGGTTACCCCTCCCTTAGTTAGAACGATCTCACTTTCCAGTACCGAAGGTGCCACTACGCGAGGAAATGCCGCGACTTCAGCCAGTACGTCGAGATTCATTTGCAGGTTGTTCACCTGCCTTGCCTCCGCGAGCGCGTTCCACGCAGGAGCGAAACCATACGGAGACTTCCCCCAAGTCAAGTGTCGTCCTACCGCCGTAGGCATCTCCCATGAGCCGGATTCCTGGACAACGTGCTTTGTTTTCTCTTCGATATAGATCGAAACGAATGGCATGTTCACCGCGTCAATCTTCCCTTGCTCGCGATCCTCCCGAGGGTAGCAGCAATGGACGAACGTAACTTCTTCATCGCCTTTCCTGTTCTGCGAATCCCTCGCAACCTCACGCATATCTTGCGAAAGGTTTTCGATTCCGAATTTTTGCGCAGCCTGTCGAGGAGTCAACGAGAGTTCCCGGAACACGGTATCGACCTTTCCGCGATGATCCATCAAGGCAGAGTATTCTCCTATCTCGAAAAGCTCAAATCGAAGCCCGTCGTCCTCATCGGTATTCAGCGCCTCCGTTCCAAACGCGCCATCATCGATGTATGCCTCGTGAATCTGAGAATAGAAATTGCTCCTTCCAATCTCCGCTTGCATCTCCTCCGTGCATTTCGCGAGCCATTTCTTGACATTGTCATTGTCGGAAAGGTGGGCAGGAGCATCCAGCCGGAACCAGGGACGGCTCGCCGGGGTCAGCCAGTCCATACAACCAGCGGCATAGACCAACAGCGACTCTTGCGCCGTATTATCGAAAAGCTGGTGTCTCGCAATGTTTGGAGTCTTGCTACCGAGCAACCCCATACCGATATGATCCTTGATAGGATTGACAAACCGGCTTGTCTCTCGCCAGATTGAAAGCCAAGGCATCCGTTTAGCCTTGGCGATTTCATGCCGCCGTAAAGCGTTCTGGACGTTCTCAGGCGTCATGCAAGGAGCGATTTAGCGGGGAGCTTGTTCGACTTGCCAGCAAAAATAGTGGCCGAGAGACCAAAGCGATTCGCCGCTTTTTTGCGAGCCGCTTGCTCTGCCTCATCGATCCCGACTCCGACAAGTTGCGCTGCTGGTGCTTCAATGTTGGCCCTTGCGTCCTCAGAAACCTGTTTGACTTGCGCTTGCGTCTGTGAAAGCAGACTGGAGTATTGCGCGTTTTGAGCCGCTAACTGTTGCTGGTAAGCCGCCTGTTGAGAAGCCGCTTGAGCTGCCGCCTGTTGTTGTCCGGCTAAAGCTGCTTGCTGTGCTTGCGCCTGTCTCTCTCGTTCTTTTTTCTTTCCCATTGCTTCACCTTTTCGGATATTGATTGGAACCTCACTATTTTTAACTCACCAAAACGTTCATAGCAAATAAATTCGAGCGGATACGGTGCGAGCGAAAAAAGGTCGGGGAGGTTTCCGGCAGCGAGATAAACAAACCAGGCATTGCAGGACTCCTCGCGAAACTGACAGAGTGGGTCAATGATCATCTCGCGAGTTGACCCGGTGCAGACAGGTCGAATCATGAGGAATGCGGATGAATCCGAGTGGACGAATCCATGAAGGAAGTGAGCGTTCAGGGCGGAGAAGAAGTCAGCCGCAGAGCAATCTACGAGTTGCGTTGCTATTGCTTTCTCGAATGGCGTCATTTCTTCGTGTAGCCATTGATCAGCATATCCATGGCCTGATCTATCGTGAGTGAATCCAGAACGTAAATAAACCATTCTTTGCTCTCGCCTCTTATGCGCTCCCGTCGATACCTGTCCTCATCGGGGACAATTTCTATCGGCCTAGTTCCGCCTTTCTCGTGAAAGAAAGGAGCAAGCTGGGTGCGCCTTGCGACATAACGGGTAGGCTCATTAGCCTTCGTCCATTGACCGTTAGCAACCCCTCCAATGAAGGGTATGAAATTATCTTTGTTTTCTTTCATAATTCAGCTTCCAACATACCCCATCTTCGCCCCGGCGCGAGGTTGACCGGGATTTCTTCGCCCTGATTCCATTGTGTCCGGCACCTGTCCTGCCTCGATCCCGCGAATGATATACCGCAAAGCATCCGCAGAGTGCGAGTTCCGATCATGCACCGGGATTTCCGCAGACTCGCCTTTACTTGTGTCGATCTCGACGCGGTAATTGCCCAGCCGTTCTAGCAGGGTTTCGCAATTCTTGGCGTGGAAAAAGAACCGTGGGAAATTCTCCTCCGTCTTGTTGATGTCGCTCCACACGCTCATAGTCCGTTTCACGACTCGCGTATTTTTCAAGCCCGCGTCCTCGATCTCTTGCCGCACCGTCTTCACCCCGCTCTTGTCGCTCTCGGAATCGTGCGGCAGTAAGTGGACCCCGAGCGGATAACCCTTCCCGAGAATCATTGAGGCGCGATCGGTCATGTTGATTTGTTTCTCAAGCAGCGCGTCGATGACGTAGATATCCCGGCCTCGAACCTGAAAGAAGATCGTTACCGTGTTCATTTGGCTTCCCAAATCCCAGGCAGTATGAACCAGCGCGGAATGATCAATCGGGAAATTCGTGATGCGTCCAGCAGTCCGAAGCTCATCAATGTATGGAGCGTAAATTGCGCCCTCTACCGGGGACATTAGAGCCTCCTCAAGTGTTGAGGGATACTCGCGATATACTTCGTGTCTATGAGTCAGCTTCTTGACCGCGTAGTATTTTTTCTGCTCATCGCTGAATCGCTTGCCTGTCTTTTCAGCAAGAGTCCGAAAATACTCCTCAATCTCCTTCGTGACCATGCCCGTTGTCTCGACCGCTTCCGGGTCTCCGTGCCAAGGGAAGAAGTAGACCTTCCCTTTTGCGTTAGGGTCATGCTCCATGATTGGCTTGACCTGTTCCCAAAGCTCGCCGGACTTCCCTCCCATCCACGTCGTCTCTACAACGATTCTGCCCTTGCTCGCCGCTGGGAAGGCACCATTGACAAGCTCTTTCGCCCGAGCCGGATCTTTTGCGCTCATCGGTCCCATTTCCGAAACGTGAAGCATTGACGTATCTCCACCTCGCGCGGAAATCGTTGCGAAGATAACGGAGTCCTCGCTATCGGATTCCCCATTCAGCGCAATGCGAAACTCAGAATCATTGCGCTTTAGGGTCCGAAACCGCGATCTAATCTCAGCCGGAAGCGAATCGTTAGCGAACCGGATTTGCTCGATCATCTTCTTGGTT